GTTGGCCCATACTCCTATTCGCCATAAAGGGGATTAACCTCCTCGAGTGGCGTAACGGGGGTACTAGCCCACCCACCTAAGCCTCAGATGAGACTTGGGTCTCCGACCAAGCCAGCCGAGCGTAGAAACGCTCGACGTGACCTGCTGGACCGCTTCAGTGAAATACTGAAGCAAGCCCGCGGAGCAGTTGGGTTGGCGGCGGTCTGCCTTTGCGACAAGCATTAGGCAGCGACGCTCAAGGACGTGGGTACTCGTGTTCCACCTTGTCCTACACGGATAAGGCGAAACCGTTGGATCTGCGTCCGACCAACCGAACAACCCGGACCCATGCTTGACCACCGGAATCGCAAGATTCGGTGATTCGACCGTGCGTCTCAACCATTCAGCGGTTCTGAACAATCCCCTCTCGAGGAGGTTATGATGAACTTGAACGGATGAGACTATGGATCCGGGCCGGTGCTCTTCTGGCAAATCGAGTATGCTGACGCTGGTCACATCGTGACCTGCGAAAGCATCCACACCACACGACTCTCGGAAAGTCATCCCCGAGAAGGTCTTTGCGGTGTTAACCTTCAATCCGAAGGCCTCGAGATGCTCAGTGAGTAACCCGAAGACGTCGTTGGGGACAATGATGTCGTCCCCAAAGACGCGGACTACGTCCTTACCATACCGCTGCATGTTCTTAATGGACGCGCGCTTGTTACGAACCAGAAGGGTCGCACCAAGCGCGAGGATCAAGAAGGACATGCTTTGGACAGGGAAGGTCGTGGCGTTGCCCATGGACGCATACTTCCGAAGCCTTATCAGCTTCGGTGATTTGCGATCAATGTCCTGCCTCAGGTATACGGACCGCGAGGCCCGCATAGCCCGGAGGAGGTGCGGTGAACGTCTGAAGAGACGTTCAACGACCCAGCATGACAACCGATCACTTGCGCTAGATAGATCAATCGTAGCGCAGTGACGATCCATGGATGCCTTGAGAGCTAATCGGCCATTAAGTGTTTGATCTTTGTAGGAAACAAAGTCACCCACCCATGTACGACTAGCACGGCTGTACATGAATTCCCGGATAGACTGTTGCGCCCATTGATGACTGACAGGCTCAGAGGCAATCAGCCTCGGCTTAGTCAGGGTCTTTGGAACACAGCAGAGTTTAGCCGGACGCTCTTCATGAGCGATATCATCTACAGCGAGTTCGTCAGCCAGGATAGACCAGTTGGCAGTAGCGAACTGGTCATACGGGAAGACGGTCTCAAGACGATCTGACCAGTGTTTAAACGAGTAGCGATACTCGCCATAAGGCTGATCAGCAACGGCACCAGGTCCTTGCCGAAACTGCCACTCTAGGGGCTGATATACCCCAAGTGTGCTGCATACAATATCAGCACAGAGCTGATAATGGTGTAACACACTAGCAGAAAGAGTAGCAGGAGCGTCGTGGCTCGAAAGGTCGAGCTCACCACGATGTACGTTAAGGCGTCGATCTTCAAGAGAAAGACGCGCAATACGTTCATCAGTGAAGTCATCCTCGTTCTCCCAGTCAAGGGTCGACGGGACGATGGCGCTCTCGATACGGACGTACTCGTCGACGGCAGCATGTTGTGCTTCCGGCGGCGACGCGATACGGAGTTTTCTCACAGATCCGAGGATCTGCCTGATATCCCGTATTGCATTTATATCCGGATCATTTCGGATATTGCCATAACTATCGAAAACGCGTAAGACCAGCCCCCTAAGAAGTTTTGGGATTGGTCCTCCCTTCTTGCTCGTGCCGAAATGACACAAGTTAGATGGGACGAGGCGCCCAGTATCGAGGCACTGATCAAAGTGCTTACGAAACTGTGGCATGATATCCAGTGCAAACCGGATACCATGACAATCGATAGCAGAGCGTAGGCGAGAAAGATCCCTCCTAAACTCAAAGGCAATCGACGGGTACTCAAAGGCGCAGTCACTTAACTGCGCTTGTAGGGCACCTAAGATGAACTCTACGTAGCTTTTATCGTCCATCGGGGTTCAACTCCGGCTGGACTCTACGGCTCGTAGACTTCTCCCATGCTGGTAGAAGGAGTCAAGACTCCCAACCCAGCAGCTTCGCGGCGATGCCGCCAGCCTTGACCATATAGAAGGACATGGCTTCGGAGACATCGATGATATCCGAGGGCGTCCCATTCGGATCATTCCGAATGGTGAAGCTGATCTCGGACAGCGAACCAGAGGCCGTTACGGTCGGTTTCAGATAGCGCGAGAACGTCACGGTGTGACGGTCGAACGCCTGAGTACCAGCCTTGACGGTGTCTTTCGTATTGCGCACCTTTGCGCGATACGTGACAAGGCCGTCGTCCAGAAAATATTCGGACGAATAGCCATCCTGGTTGATGAGAGGGAGCACATTCGCGGTGCCACCCGACCCATCGAGCGTGAGAGTGAGAGAAGTTCCGAGCATAAGAGTTGATCCTTGTTACTTCTTGTACGCACCGCGGATCCGTTGGACCCCAAGCGCGGCCAAGATTGACAGTCGAAATGTGCTCAAGAAGGGCACATTGAAGCCTGGCACAACGGCCCCGGAGACAACACGTGTCTTCCGGGTTTCGATGAAGACTCCACTAGAAGTGACAGCGTTGCGACCTGCATCGCTGCCAGTAATAGTGATATTCGAGATCTCTGATGCAGTCCTACTTTGACTCATGAAGCAACAAGGCCCATGAGAGGCAGGAACCGTGTTGGAGTTGGCCAAGGCCAACTTACCAACATTGGTAAACCAACCAAGCAACCAGGTCCACGGGATCAAATCCCATGCACCCTTGAGAGTCCCCTCAACAGTGAGGCCTCTCACGACACGGTAAGCTTGGTCTTGTATCTGGCTATCAGAGGGTGATACGAAGCCAATCGGATTTGAGGGGCGCCAGTTGATGGTGCCCCAGCTATTCTTCACAATCATGTGAGAAATAGTGGTCCTCATGACCGCGGATCCAGCAAGCCCAAGCACATCCTCAGTTGTGGTTGAACTGCTAGCAGACTCGAACTGGAGCCTTCTGCGCAATCCCTTCGGGGACTTATATAGACTATTGAGCTCTCTCACACGTTTCATAGTGTGAGATTGCAAGTCCATAAGGTCCTGGATGTCACGAATCAGCGGTAACCATCCGAACTGTGTAGCAAGATAGTGGTTGGCGATGTCATTGCCAGACACTAGGGGCAAGCCCCGTTGCTTACGAGTAAGGAGGTCACCAAGGTTCTTGATCATCCGAGGGAGCTCGACGAGATCCTGCAGCAGAGTGAGAGGAGTCACTACAGGCCGAGACGGATTAGTCCCGGCTACGAGTGATAACTCCCAGCCTGCTGGCGCGGACAACGGGTCCTTACCGGACAGCGATCCACGTGCTATAGGATAATCGCCGAATTCGTAGCGAGAACCAGTCCTGTAGTTGCTCTCACAATAACCGCCCAAGGATATATTCCCCACATACTGTGTGGAGTCAAATCCGGAAGGGGTTAAGGGTCTGCCCACTCGGTCGTTACAGACACAAGTACTCTTTCTAGAGTACGACGTGACGGTAACGACGCCGTTTGGTAAGACCTTCGATGAAATCGTCCCCATACGAATATAGGGACGGGATCGAGATCGAGCAATACGGGCCATGCTACTAGCGCCAGTGCCAAGGAGGGAGGAAGATCCTAAGCCAAAGCTCGGAGCGCCCGCAAGGGC